CATCAGCAACGATATAAGCGGTGGGTATGGAATCAACATCTCTCAGGAGTTGCTGGAGACTACCGGACTCGACAACTCAGCGAGGGAGCGGCTCACGGGTATGAGCGACGCAGATGTCACGCTGACTGGCACATTTAACGCGGCGTCGAACAAAAGCCACGATGTGTTCAAGACCCGAACGACGGCGCGAACATTCGACCTTCGGGTGGGCGGCAATACTTCCTCCAATCCCAAGTTGGCGATGGAAATGATGATTGCCAGCTACAACATCTCACGGGATGCGTCAGGCGCGTTGACGTGGACGGCTGGTTTGAACCTCTCAAACGGCACGGTTCCCGCCTGGACGACAGTTTAGTGGTTCGCGCAACCACCAATGGGGTCAAGCCCTTCGTCATTGAAAGGCGAAGGGCTAGACTCGAATTTACACAGCCGGAATATGAGGGCATGGTTGTCGAGGCGCGTCTGGATGTGGACATGCGGACATTTTTTGAACTCCAGACGTTAGCCACCGATTCGACTCCAGGCAATATGGAGGCGGCGTTCGCGATGTTTGCGACGCAGATTCTGGAGTCGTGGAACATTCAAGACGAGGACGGCACAACGATCCCAGCCGACGCTGATGGATTTATGGCTCTGCCGCCCTCTCTTGGAACGGCGATCCTGGGAGCGTGGTCGGAAGCTGTCACCTCGGCGGGGGAAGTCTCAGCCTCGGCATAGCCAGATGGCTGGCTGTGCGAGGCGGGACATATCAGGACGGAACGCCAATCTTGAAACCTCCTGAACTCCAAAGGGCTGAAATTCTCGATGGCTTATGTCAGCGATATAATTGCCTGCCGTCTCAGATCTTGGCAGAGGATGCCGGAATATTGCGATTGCTGGACATTGTTAGCAAGGGCAAGGTTGAGGACAAATAGTGGCGAACACAGTCACAATAAAAGTTGATGCCAACACGCAAGATGCGGAGTCCAATCTCAAAGGAATGGGCGCCAAATTCCAGTCTGCGATGAAGGGCGTTGCGGTGGCGGCCGGATCGATCGCGCTGGCGGCTGGCGCGGCGGCGAAGCTGGGCCAGGAATTTCAAGAAGCGACCAACCTCATCGCGGCTGGCACTGGAGCCACTGGCGAGGCGTTAGACGAATTGGAACAATCGTTTCGCGACGTTTGGAAAACTGTTCCTCAAGACGCCGCCACTGTCGCAGGCGCACTCGCCGACATCAACACCGAGATGGGGCTGGAGGGCGAGGCTCTGGAGACAATGACCAAATCGTTCCTCGATTTTTCCAGAGCGATGGGCGAGGACGTTGGCACAGCTATCACCACCGTCGCGGACGCAATGGAGGTTTTCAACGTCCCAGTGGAAGAAACCCAAAGCCTCCTCGACAAGCTGACAGTTGCTTCCCAAGCGTCCGGCGTGTCGGTGACGGGTCTGGCTGGAAACCTTGAGACGTTCGGCCCGATCTTGAAGAACGCCGGATTCACAATTGAGGAATCGACCGCCATATTCGCGAACCTCGAAGCGGCTGGAATCGCCGTGACGAGAGTAATGCCAGCGATGAATGGGGCCATCAAAAGACTCGCCGCAGAAGGAGTGACCGACATTAAGGGCGCGTTGCTGGGGCAGATCGAAGCCATTAAAGGCGCGACCAGCACCACCGAGGCATTGAACATCGCCACCTCGTTGTTCGGCTCGGAGGGAGCGCAACGGTTCATGGTCGCCATCAGGAATGGGGCGTTGGAACTGGACGTTCTGATGGAAGCGATGGAGAACTCCGACGGGACGCTGGAAGATTTAGCCGCAACCACATTAACGATGTCCGACAAGTTCGGCATTATGGAAAATCGAGTTAAAGAAGTTCTTACTCCTCTGGGCAATTTAGCAACAATGCTGGGGCCAATGGTTATTATGGTTCCCACACTTGCCACGGGAATAACCGCTCTGGCGGCGTCTCAATATCTTGCAACGGCGGCAACCTGGGCGCAGACGGCGGCAATGGTTGCCCTCAACATCGCATTCGGGCCGATTGGTGGCATTATTCTTCTCATTGGGGCGTTAGTTGTCGCTGGCATCAAACTTCACCAGAACTGGGACACGGTTAAAGAGAAGGCAGGAGTCGTCTGGCATGGAATCGGTGAGGCCATCGAAGGCACTGTCAACTTTGTCATCGGCGTCCTCAACACTCTGATCCAAAACACGAACGAAGCCATCAGCCTGTGGCTGACGCCCCTCCAAGGTGTGCTGAAAGTGTTCGGCAATTTCATCCCGAAGGCGGGAGAATTAGCCGAAGCATTGAAGACAGTCATTCCTGAGATTAAAGAGGTCAACGTCGATTTCAAGGCATTCGGGGAAAAGGTGGCTCCCACCGCGCACGATGCGATCCTCGAAACAACGGACGTTGCCAGGGAGATGGGTGGAGTTCTGAATGAAACGGTAACGCCAGCCATCGAGGGGACGACTGCGGCCATCGTCGAGGGCGTCAATCCCGCTCTGTCGGCGACGAGCGATGCCATCAACGACGAGGTTATTCCTTCGCTAGAGGAACTCACCGACACACTTGCTAAGGAGATCGAAAAGAGCGTCACAGCAACGGAAAAGACTGACGCACTCCAACACGCATTATTTATTCTGGAAGGCCAGCAGGACGGCGTAAGGGAGGCATATCTCGAGGGCTTGCTAACTAGCGCAGACGTTATTGAGATGTACGAGAATATGGCTCAGACCGTAACCACCGAGGTCGTGCCAGCAGTGGAGAAGTTGGAGAGGACGTATCACGGAGTGAGCATGGCGGCTGTTGATTTTCTGGAGATCATGAGCGGCGCCGCTGATAAGAAAGTCAGAACATTTTTCGACACCGATACAGGAGAGTTGACCGAGTATGGTCAGAGATTATCTGCTCTCCGAAAGACGGCTAGCGAGGCTCTCGTTATTCCCGAAATCACTACTGCGCCCGACGCTATTTTCCCCGACGCCTCTGACTACGTCGCTCCACTAGCAAGTATCCGCTCACAGATTATCGGCGACATGGACGCTCCCATAGGGCCGAGTATTCGTTCGCGGTCTGGGTCGTCAGAATGGGCAGATAGGGGTCTTACGGACGAGACTTTTGATCCGTGGCCTGCCTGGAATGCGGCGGCGGCGAAACTCGCAGAGGAGGCTGAAGCAGAAGCGGCTGAAGCGGCGGCGAAACTCGCAAAGGCCACCGAGGAAGCCACAACTGGGGAAACCTCGCCAGCGATAGAACGAAGTCAACGCCAAGCTGTAACAGCGGGAGGTTGGGGCGGTGGCTGGAGTGGTGGCGGTGGTACTATGAGGGGCGGTGGTACTATGAGGGGCGGCGGCGCATGTCTGACGATCAACATAAACGGGCCGACTTACGGGCTGGACGACTTCGAGGATCGCGTCACAGAGGCGATTCGCGACGGCGTCAGGCGTGGTGGCTTCGAGGACATTCTGAACACCAGCGGGGATGGTTGTAACTGATATGGCAAACGAATTTGTACACGGAAGCGTCGGAACTGAACTCACACAAGCAGAGTGGGAGGGCGTAGGAACGCACGTCTTCAATAGCCAAGCTACGGGGGATATTGTTTACGCCAGTTCTGCAACCCAGTTGAGCCGTCTGGCAATCTCTGGGACTGCCACCCATATCCTCAGCATATCCGGCGGCGTTCCTGTCTGGGCGGCTCCAGCGGCGGCGGCGGCTGGCAGTCTGACAGGCTCGACTCTGGCGTCCGGCGTGACGGCATCCTCGTTGACCTCAGTAGGAACAATCGCCACTGGCACATGGGAAGGGACAGATGTCGGGGTGGCTTACGGTGGTACTGGAGTCTCGACGCTGACCGACAATGCGGTTCTAACTGGCACTGGGGCGTCCGCTATTACTGCCGAGAGTAACCTCACCTTCGACGGCACAACTCTGACGGTTGCAACTGGGAAAACTCTATTCACCACTGGTGAGATAGGTATTGGAGCCGCAGTCCCAGACGACAATTACGCCATATATATGCTCTACGATTTCGGGGAGGTGGACAACACCATTCAGGGATTCTCGTTGAATGTCTCTGCGCACGAAACAGGGGGCGTTGCTGATTGGTGGCTACGAGGTCTAGACGTTGATGCGCGTATCGGAGCGTCCAACACCCAGAATTGGACACACACAGTAGGAATGAGGGCGTTGGAGACGGGTGTCACAATCAACGGGTCAGCGTCTGGAACAATGAACGGAGTGGCTGGATTATATGTCACCAACGCCACCTCTGGCGGCATGACGATAACCAAACAGTACGGCATCTACATGGATAACCTAACGGGCGGTAGCACAAACGTCGGCATCGACATGGGAAACAACACCTTAGAGAACGTCGGCGCATCGGGCAACGATTGGACTTCGGCGGCACTGCTTCATAAAGGCACATCCAATAGTAGGTTTGAGCGAACGGGGAGTGTCTTAGATGCAGGGCGTACCGCTTTGATACTCCAGCATACGACAGATGGAAACATGGCTGATGGGTTTGGAGTATTCATGGATTTTCACCTTGAAGATGCTACAGCCTCAGACGCAAACATGGGATTTCTAGGAATGGAGAGGGCAGGCGCCGACAACTTATCGAAGTTCACGCTCACACTGAACAATAGCGGCAGTTACAACGAGGCTATCCAAGTTTCGGCGGCTGGCGTTCTCTCCGTTGACCTCGGTAGTGGCACAGGCACTGACGCTGACCATACCGAGATTGACGTATTCGATGACTACGACGACCCAGTAGAACTCCAGCGTTACACTCATATGCAGTCTGAAAAGTACAGCACTATTGATGAGAGAGCGACCAGCTTTGAAAAGATGCTAGACATGGGCATTATCTCTGAGGTTCCAGAGGCATCGAGTGGCTACCACATGAACCTCCAGCCGATGGTGCGATTGCTGGCTGGCGGCATCTACCAGAACCGTGAGCGGATGGACGCCCAGAACGAGGCGATGGACGCGAGACTTAAACGAATCGAGCAAGCACTAGGAGTTTAGACATGGCAATAACGAACGATGAAGCCCTGGCACTTTTGGCGGCAAAGCGTGGGGATGCGAACGGGTCAATCAATGGCTTGAACGCATACCGCATCAACAAGGACGAGTGGAAGTCTGACGCAGTGACGACTAAGATGGCAGAGGTGAGGACACTGGCGACTTCCGTTGGCGTAGACCTCACTGAATGGGACGGCTCAGACCCAGCGCCGGAGTAGGAGTAGAAGCATGACCCAGCAAAGCCAAATCACAGACGCAGACCTCCAGATGCTCCTGGCCCAGAATCCACTGGCGGCTGAACAGCTTCGCCGGATTATCGCCGAGCGACAGGTCGTGGAGTTGCAGGCTGAACTCGCCACCACCAACGGCTCTGGAGACGGCATAGACGCGCTTGCGGCAGTCGAGGCGGTTGATGGCGGGTAGTTACACCCTTCTGGTCGATTGGAACGCTGATGGCGATTTCACCGACACTCACGACGATGTCACAAGCGACACTCTCAGCCTGTCGTGGGAGCGTGGGAGGAACTACGCCTCGGCCCTTCTGGGCCGGAGCGTAGCTGGAAAACTGACCGCCACACTGGTCAACACTGA